AAGACTAGTAATGTAATGATCCCAATTACTGCTAATATTGGGCCGCCGGCTGCACTCATTGCCAAGTTGAGAGCCTTTTGAGCAACAATTGATGCATACTTTACGATTATATTTTTGCTTTCCGCAGCTGTTTGTAAAGTTGTCTGAAGATTTGCCGCCTTTTGCAAGCCAATGTTTATCAACTGCCTCGCTGCACTTTCTTTTTGTAAAGCATTTTGAACAGCTTGCAACCCCTGCAAAACAGACATTACAGCCTGCAGCTTTACAAATGTTTTTTGCAATTCCTCGTTTTCATCGCCAAATAGTGCGGCCGTACCTTGTGCCACTGAATAAATACCAACTAATCCTTGAGCAGCGCCGATCAAGCCATCGAATACATGCGTGTCACTTGCCTGGGCTTTAATGATGGCTTTCATATCGCCAACGGTATCGCTTAACTCAGCGGTCTTTTTAGTCAGTTCAGACACAACGGCACTATCTTCTCCGTAAACCTGTGATAATAACAATATGGCTTGCTGGTTATTCCTGATCTCACCCGTTGCATTTGCGAATCCTTTAGATTGAACATCTACCAGCGATTGAAGCAAACCCTGCTCCTTTTTCAGCGCCTCCAACACCTCTACATTCTGCTGACCAGATTTCGTATTATCGTCAATACGTTTTGAAACGTCCTGAAGCGCTTTCTGCAGCGTGTTTAATGCACCGCTATAATTGCCCACGTTCTTATTAAATCTGCCCACATTCGCATCAGCTGCCTTAAGTCTGGCGTCTAATTCAAGCGCCCTCTTGCTGGCCTCTTGGGCCTGCTTGCTGCTTGCACCAAACTGAGCGGATAAATTCTTTGCCTCTTTTGCAGCCTCATTGTATTCCTTTGTTAACTTATCATAGGCGCCAACAAGTCCTAATGCCTCTTTGGCTTGCTCTTTCAGTATTTTGTTTTGTTCTTGTTGTTGAACTTTTACCTCCGCAATCTTTTTTGCCTCGTCATTATACAGCGCCTGCAGCTTCGCATTAGACTTTGCCAATTCATCAACCTGCTTGGCCAGTGCTTTTTCATTCTCTGTCATCTCAACAGTGGCCTTATTCATCTCCTTGAATGTAGATGCATTACCAACAGCCTTATTTAACTCCACAGCCTTAGCTATCAGCTTTTCAAAGCTGGCCGTATTAGCATCGGTAGACGACTTAAGCTGCTCAAATTGCTTGAGAGCTTCCGGCGAAATAAGGAGTTCTATTTTATCACTATTTGGCATGTAGCGTATTTAACTGTTCAACTTTGCGTTCATACTTCTTTTCAAGCTGTACGTATTTGCTTACCGTCAATTCATCCATATTGTAACTGGCGCCTTGCATTTCTTCATAATAAAGTAAGTTCCGTTCAAATGTTTCTCGCTTTGGTTTCTCTTGTCCGCTATCTGCCATCTTCGATTCAAGCTGCTTGATTAATTGCTGCAACTGTATATACTTCGTTTTGCTTTTATTTACAACAGCGTTTAGTTGGTCGATATAATCAACCGGTTCATATGTTGTGGGTCGGAACGAATAACCGAGCTTGCGGACGCTATCAGCAATTGATTCACTATACCGTTCCAATAAGAATTTTACGCATACATCAAGTATATTCAGGTGATTATTCAGCTTTTGAATATCGCGGCTTAACGACCACTGTTCATTGCTATCTATGCCATCCCCACGCAATTCGTAATATTCTGAAAGTATAAGCAACCACGCCTGTGTTAATTGGTCTTTTGTTGCTTTGCCATCGATCACCAATAAGTTTAGGTTATCATCGCACAGCGCATCCAAGAATGCAGGCATAAGCAGCTTACTGCACGAATGATATATATTTGATGGCGGTAATACCTGCTGCGAGGGCGGCATCTGCGGACATGTAGTCGATTCTCCTGTCAGGAAGATCATAGAGGATATATATTTTTTGATCCGCGACAGCATGTTGTTTTGCTTCTATTTCTTTTTGAGTGATAAGTTCTTGACGCTCTTTCTCGCTAATTAAACAACCTATGCACATGGCTAACCGAATTTGAACCCCAATCTTTTTGTAATGCGACTTTGAACTGCTGGCAATAGATAAAGTGGTATGTACTCTTCGATCTTGCTTTCCTTACTCAATCCGAAAATCTTTTGCCCATATTTTTTTTCAAGCTTTGCCGCCTTGGCATCTGCCGATCCGACTTCATAAGAACTATTGCCAACATCCACGAACATGTCATTCCAGAAATTACCCGTGTCTCTAAGTGTTACCCATCTTGATTCCTGCCCTTTTTCATCTTTAAGCATGATGGTTAAGTCTGAATATGAAGGCGTTATTTCTGTTCCGTCAGCACGTTTGCCTAATGACATCTGCCCCTGGTTCAAGGTTATAATATCTGCAGACGTTTCAATGACCGCCTCCTGAACTACCTCAAGTAATTCAAAGCCTTTTAGCCTTCTTTGCATCTCGTGTAAGGTCACTGATAATAATTTGATATACCTGTTTTAATAACGCCCGCCTTATATCATCTAGATGTTGTTTAAAAAACTTCTGCTTCATCGTCTGCTCAATGAATTCAGATTCGGTGAACCGGGCCCAATGTTCAACACTGAACCCGGTATTATCGATAATGACCGTCATTAACTGGAAGCAGATTCTACGACGAAGGCCACACCATCCTTATCCTCGAACCCTTCCATGAGTATGGGGGCGGCTTTTAAAACAGAGGGAATTGCCAATTTGATTGTCATTTCGGCCCCATCGAACTCGGCAGCCCAGTCGACATAGTTGCCCGTTACATCAAATCCTTCGTCTGCAGCGTTATCGGCTACGGCAGTAATGCTACTTGCTGATCCGTCCGACTTGAATAGTCTCCATGCGGTTGTTTGCAAGAGATTTGTTTTGTAGGCATCGTACAGATTCACATCGCTGATCTTGCTGCGCACCTGTACGGTTGCTACGTTAGCGGCCGTGTCAAGAATGGTAAGCTCCACATCCTGCAGTCCGGTCAGGTCGAGCAAGTTGAAATCAACTTTCAGGAACCCGAGATTTCCGCCATTCAGATAGATGGGGTCAATGATAAACCGTATGTTGAACAGCGCAGATTCGGCACCGGTGTTTGGCCTCCAAGGCAATACCCGGAATTGATCTACAGGAATACCTTTAAGGTATACGCCTGACTTGTACCCGATCAGCACACTGTTCTTATCGAAGAAAAGGAAGTGCTTATTCGCACCGCTGTTTTTCGCCAGCTCCTGGTGAAGTTGTACACCACCGTTCAGATAACGGAATGTCCAGTCGTAAAAACCGTCCTTCACATAGATCTTATCACCATAATCAGTGGTGTTGATTGTGATATCTTCAGTGTTGTCAGTGATGTTGGCCAGCTTTGGGTATGGGAAAACCCGGGTGCCGATAGCCGCATGGATCTTTGTTTCAAAGAACGCCAGCAAACCCGCCACATCAGACTGAGCGATCTGGAAATTTGGCGGTACCTGGATAGCGCCAATGATCTTGTCAAGATCAATGAAGCACTCACCCACCCCGGTGTTACCGTAGTTGGTCGCGCAAAGCGGTTTATTAAGTGTTGCCATTTGTTATGAATTAGTTTGTTAACATTTGTTGTTGATGTTCAATTCTATGTCCCTTAGTTCAGTGCCATCTATTCGATCGTTGAATACATTGTTGTTATTGATCTGACTGCCATAGTAGTACATATCAGTTTCCTTGTATTTTAATTCGCCTTCGAAAGTGAACTGTTTGTACATTGAAATCTGCTTAATCAATTCGTCTTTGATCGGGTGAATAATTGGCTTGAAGTTTAGCTCTGTCCGTTGCTCCGATATGTAGTTTGGATCTGTTATATTACAAACCAGCATTCGAAGTTTAGTAGAGCCATAAAACCCTTCAGCTCCTTTTTCAATGGTTATATCTGTGAACAGTATAACCAGCGGAAACTTTTTATGTGCCTCTGTCGGACTGTCAGTCAATTGTTGCAACCGGTTCGCTATCTCCTTCGGGTGCCCATACATGTAGTATACAGGTAGATGGCCAAAGGATTTAGATGTAAGCGTAGTATTCACTTTCGCAACTACTGCAGCTATTTCATCTACTATGTAAACCGGTGCGTCCATTATATATTGAACTCGTTTATTGGCCTGAACTTTTTAAGCATGCACCAAACGTCCTGATCTGCCCACTCGGCGTAATCATCTTTTTTCGCATCCAGATAATCCACCAATTCGCAGATCCATGCAGACATTTCGTTCCACGCCCTTGTCAATTTAACCGCCATACTTGCTGTATCAGCATTCTCATGCTTGCCCTTTGTTTCGCCAGTGCTTGCCGTTTGCGTATGGTTATTACGCATGTACCAGTAATACACATAGTTTGCAATAGGGCTTGCCTTGCTGGTCCCCGTACTCGTATTGATGGCCAGTGTTGCAGACTTGTAAGTATACCAATCGTTGTTTGCGAACTGCCCGGACAGAAGCGTAAGCGTACTACCTGAAATGCTGTAGTCAACGCCCAGGATCAGCTTTCCAACACCTCTTTGCTCAATGATGAAGTCTTTGCCTACAAGCGCAGTGGGAATTGTTGTGCTGCTGGTTGCGGCAACAGGATCAAACTGTTGCCCGCGTCCTACGCGAACATCGATCCCGTTAAGTGCGTCTAATGCATTGAGAACTGAAGGCGGTTGAGATACTAATCCTTTCCAAAAACGCGTTTTAGAATTGATATCAGTATACTCTACGCCCTCGATTAAATCCGTCCACTTCTGCGCAATTGGCACCACTTGTAAGCCTGCATCCAATGCCTTATGCAGATTATAACCCAACACCTCGTTTAGCCATTGTTCCTCGTATTTCTCAATAAAGAGATCAACGAGGCTACCAACGGCAACATTCGAAGTGTTGGGTATATTCAACTCACCAACAAAGTATGTGCGGTCAATTAACATTATGAACCAGAATCGATAAGTGAAACGATATCGTTCAGATTCTCATACAATAGCGCGTCCTTACGGTTGTCGCTGATGTAGTCGTGGTAACGCACCTCAGCAATAACGCTGAATTGGTTGCGACGGAAGTCGTCGCTGTTGAAGCCAACCTTCAGTACCATGTCCTGATATACATCGACATTGTACTGGTTGATATCACCAACGAGAACATGATCTTCCGCTACCTTGTTACCTTCACGCAGCATGCTCATCAACCTTTGCAGGAACGGAGGTTGCAGATACAACCGGTCTGTTGCGCTCTTCTGCATTTCAATCAGTGCGTTTGTTACCGGGTTAACACCGATGAAATTTGCATTGAAGTTGTTTTTACCAATTTGCGCAATGGCGGCACGGAGCGCATCATATAGGTTCGCGTCATCAACCTTGCCATTAAGCCCGGTAATAGTGTAAGCTTTTGCCACAGCTATTACAGCAGCATATACTGCATCGTCCCACTTACGTGCAACTTCTTCGGTAAGAAGGCGCTTAACGATGGTGGTAAACCCTGGCAGGTCTTTGTCGAACTCCTCAGTGATGGTAGACATGGCGGCGATCTTCTTCGCTTCACTCATTTCAACCTTAAACCGAGTATTCCACAGTGGCTTTTGTGCACCTTCCTGAACAGCAGCGGCCGCACCTTCAACACTGGTTTCGTTTACCCATGGCAAGAATGCGAAGTTGGTACTACCCCTGTTTACATAGTTGATGATGAAATTCGGGTTGTAAATGATGCCGAAAAAGTTAGTAGCATCCAATGGCGCGGCTGCAGGCAGGTATGGGCTGTTAGGCGCGGGCGTCATAGGCTGAATGCTGTTACCTATGGATGTACTGCCAGCGGTTTTTAATGAAACACCATTCAGTGGTATCTCAATTACTCCACTTCCGGCCTTCTGGATTTTTTTAATTTCAGCAATGGTTTCCTTATTCGACAGCACATCTTCTAATG